TATCTTCCGTAAGATTGGTGCAGTTGCACAAGGTAAGAATCACGGCATTGTAATGTTCATTGACTGGTCTGGTTCTATGGTAGACAATATGTCTGGCACAATCGAACAGTTGATTACAATGTCAACGTTCTGCCGCAAAGTGAATATTCCTTTTGATGTTTATGCTTTCAGTACTGAGTATCGAAAGAGTTTGATAAACAGACCAAACCAATCTATTGTAGATGTAGAACCAAATCAATTAGACATTGACTATTTTTCTCTGATGAACATTTTGTCCAGCAGTATGAAAAACCAAACGTATCGCAAATTTGCAAATGATTTGTTGAACGTTGCCGATGCATACAAGCCATATTCTCAGTATCGTAGAAATTACAAATCAAGTTATATCAAAGAAGGTATGGGTCTTGGTGGTACTCCTTTGAATGCAACAATCCAAGTTGCGTCTAATGTAGTGAATGATTTCCGTAAACGTACTCGATCTGAAATTGTGAATGTTATCTTTTTGACAGACGGAGAAGACAGTAATACAATGTGGACTACATCCTTCGATCACCGCGGTACTAGAATCGGACCTTCTGACTTCCGTTCAGTATCTTACATCGAAGACAAAGATTCCGCAAAAACCTATCGTGTAAGTGACAAAGGTGTGACACCAACGTTATTGCAAATTCTAAAAGATCGTACTGGTTGCAATTTAATTGGATTCTACATTCTACCAAAAAGCAAACGTTACTTTCAAAATGCAATGACACGGTTCAACATGATAATGACTGATGATGGATACAAACAATTCCGTAACGAAAAGTTTTTCTCTGTCAACGGATATGGATACTCTGAGTATTTCCTGATTCCTGGTGGTGAAGATTTGTCTACCGAAGACGATTCGCTATCAGACATTCTCGGTGAAGTTAAAGATGTTTCCTCACGTAAGTTGAAAGGTGCATTCTTAAAGATGAACCAGAACCGTTTGACAAACCGAGTTCTTCTCTCTAAAGTAATCAAAGAAATTGCTTGATGTTGCACAAAAACAACATTCAAAAACAACCGCTTGACTTGCCATGAACAGTCTGTTATACTACTAGTATTGAAATTGATTTTTACCTGAAAGAAACTTTATATTATGACTACAAAAGCTGAAAAGATTTTATTTGTCACCGAAGCCGCAAAACGTTTTGGTGAAGTTGTAACCCACGAACAATTGGTAACTCTCTCTGAAGAAACTGGCATGAAACGTCAAGTGTGGTTAGAGGGCAAACAATACCGAGTAGCCCGCGGCAAGTATCAATTGCCTCTTCAAGAATTTAACATCGACATGGCTGGTCTTGCATTAGTCAAATCACAACCTATGCCAATATCTGAACCAACTGTATCGCCTGTTACAAAAGCTGTTGCAAAAATTTCCTCTGTCGCACGTATGCAAGAGGGTGCAATTATTCCTAAAGTGAATTCATTGTACGTGCCTTTCGGTTTCTTTGATAACATGAAACGCATTGTTGCATCAAAGAAATTTTATCCTGTATTCGTTTCTGGTCTCTCTGGCAACGGCAAGACTTTCATGGTCGAACAGGCATGTGCCCAATTGAAAACAGAATGTCTCCGTGTGAATATTTCACCTGAGACTGATGAAGATGATTTGATTGGTGGCTTCCGTTTGATTGACGGTGAGACAAAGTGGTTTGATGGTCCAGTTGTTCAAGCAATGAAGTCTGGTGCTGTTTTGATTCTCGATGAAATTGATCGTGGTTCAAATAAACTAATGTGTCTGCAAGGTGTGCTTGAAGGCAAAGGCTTGTTTGTTAAGAAGACTGGTGAGTTTGTTGAGCCTGTGCAAGGCTTCAACGTTATCGCTACTGCAAACACTAAAGGCAAAGGCGATGAAACTGGTCGCTACATGGCCGCTACGATTCTTGATGATGCGTTCCTTGAACGTTTCCCAATTACAGTTGAGCAAGAGTATCCAGACACTAAAATCGAAACAAAAATTTTGACTAAATTGTTTGCCAGTCTTGGTATCACCGACAAAGCATTTGCAGAAAATCTTGTGAAGTGGGCTGATATCATCCGTAAAACCTTTGAAGAAGGTGCTATCGATGAATTGATTTCTACTCGCCGTTTGTCTCACATTGCTGAAGCATACACCATCTTCAATGATAAGATGGAAGCAATCAAGTACTGTATCAATCGTTTCGATGGTGAAACAAAGACTGCATTTCTTGACTTGTACAGCAAGATTGATGCTGGTATCGATCCTACTGCCGAAGTGAAAACTGAAACAGTATCAGACGAAGTGCCTTTCTAAATCTCCTGGCAGAAATGCCTTTGAGGCTACGTAAAGTAGCCTCTTTTTTTATATATAAATAGACAGACCGATTAACATTATGGAGAGACTATGCAATTTGAACTTGATATTCAAAAACTAAGAAAGAAAAAACTTTTTGTTGCGACACCGATGTATGGCGGACAATGCCACGGTGCTTATACAAAAGCAATCACCGACCTCATGATTCTCTGTACGAAGTACGGCATCGAGGCTAAACTATTCTTCATCTTCAATGAATCACTAGTACAACGTGCTAGAAATTATCTAACAGACGAATTCGTTCGTAGTGGTTATGACCATATGATTTTCATTGACAGTGATATTCACTTTGAACCACAAGACGTTTTGGTGATGATGCACTTTGCGGCAACCCGTGATGACATGGATGTTGTTTGCGGACCATATCCAAAGAAAGCAATTTCTTGGGAGAAGATTAAAGTTGCAGTTGACAAGGGTTATGCAGATAAGAATCCAAATCAACTCGAAGAGTTTGTTGGTGACTACGTTTTCAATCCAGCAGATGGCGTTACACAATTTCGTGTTGACGAACCCATCGAAGTGAAAGAAAGCGGTACAGGCTTTATGTTGATTACCCGTGAAGCACTTCAGAAATACGACAAAGCATTTCCAGGACAAAGCTACAAACCAGATCATGTGCGTACAGCAAACTTTGATGGTAGCAGAGAAATCATGGCATACTTTGATTGTGTAATCTGCCCAGACACAAAGCGTTATCTGTCAGAAGATTATATGTTCTGCCAATGGATGCGTAAAGCTGGTGGTAAAGTATGGCTACTTCCATGGATGCGTTTGAAACATGCAGGCAGTTATATCTTCGGTGGTTCTTTGCAAGCACTTGCGGCAATCAATGCTTCACCCACTGCTGGTGATGATGTTATGAAACGAAATGTATCTGCGAATTTGAAATGATTGACTATCGATATAATGAAGATAAGACTTTAGCGGAACTGAAGTCTTATATTGATACAACATACGGGCAACATTATTCCCGTGATAAGTTCCAAGCAACAGAATTCATCATCGATGGTGGACATGGTGAAGGATTCTGTATTGGTAACGTGCTGAAATATGCACAAAGGTATGGCAAGAAAGATGGAAGAAATCGTAAAGACTTGCTAAAAATTTTACACTATGCTATAATCATGCTACACGTACATGACTTGAATGAAGGAAATCAAAATGAAATTAAGTGAATCAACAATTAACGTTCTAAAAAACTTTGCTACCATTAATGCTGGTATGCAATTCAAAGAAGGCTCTGTAGTGCGAACGATCAACAAAGGTCAAAACGTACTCGGCAAAGCAACTATCAAAGAATCATTCGAAAAAGATTTTGTCATTTATGACTTGAATCGATTCTTGTCTCTCTATAGTTCTTTGAATGATCCTGAGATTGTTGTCAATGCAGACAGCAACAACATCACAATTAAGTCTGGAACATCTAAGACAACATATGGTCTTGCAGATGAATCCATGATTGTTGCACCGCCAGCAAAAGAGTTGAAGATTGAAAATGCCGAAGTGAATTTTCGATTGACAAAAGAAGATATGAGCCAAGTATTGAAGTTGTCTGGTATTCTTGGCTTACCTAACATTGCAGTTATCGGTGATGGTACTTCAATCTCTATCTCTGCACTTGATGTTAAGAATGCAGACTCTGATGACTTCTCAATTAAAGTCGGTGAGACTTCAGCAAACTTCAAATTGATTTTTGTCACAGAAAATCTGAAGATGGTTCCTGGCACCTATGATGTTGCAATTTCATCTAAAGGTATCTCGCACTTCAAACATGCGACTGATGCAATTGAATATTGGATTGCTACTGAAGCTGGCTCTAAGTACGAAGGTTAATATTATGAGTAACGTGATTGTTCCGTCCTCTCCAGAGGATCGTAAAAAGATTCTGGATGCACTTGTCGAAATTTCAAACTCACTCACTCGCATTGAAGCAGAACGTGATTTGATTAAAGACATTCTAACTACTGTAGAAGATAAATTTGAGTTACCTAAAAAGTACACTCGCAAACTCGCAAAGATTTATCACAAACAAAACTTCACCGAGGTTCAACAAGAGCAAGACGATGTTGAATCTTTATATGAGAGTGTGGCTAAGTAACACTCAACTTGCATTCTAACATGTTTTATGTTAGAATATATTATTATGTTATGATGAGGTGAACACATGCTACAAGATTTTTTGTGGGTCGAGAAGTATCGACCAAAAACTGTCGAAGACACAATTCTTCCGGCAGATTTGAAAACAACGTTTCAACAATTTGTTGACCAGAAAAACGTTCCCAATCTAATTCTTACAGGCGGCCCTGGTGTTGGTAAAACTACTATCGCCAAGGCTATGCTTGAAGAACTTGGATGTACTTACATTGTAATTAACGGATCGATGAATGGCAACATCGATACACTACGCAATGAAATTAAAAACTTTGCCTCAACTGTATCATTTTCAGGCGGTCGAAAATATGTCATACTTGACGAGGCTGATTACCTTAATCCTCAATCTACTCAACCCGCATTACGGAACTTCATGGAAGAGTTTTCTGCTAATTGTGGTTTTATCCTTACTTGCAACTTTCTTAATCGTATCATCGCCCCTCTCCACAGTAGGTGCTCCGTTGTACATTTCAAAATAAATTCGTCAGACAAGCCAAAACTTGCTGGTCGTTTTATGAAACGTATGACTGGCATTCTTGAAAAAGAAAACGTAGAGTTTGAAGAGAAGGTTGTTGCTGAGTTAATTATGAAACACTTTCCTGATTGGCGCAGG